GGCGGCTCAGCCCGCACGCGCCGCGACATTTTTAAAAAACCTTTTGGTCTTGTCATTGACCCCGCAAGGGGCGGGTCTATTGCTTTTGGGGGCGAAAACCCCTTGTCATTTCATTGTGTGTGCAATAATTTCATAATGAGACGGGGGAAGCCAGTGCCATTGATGTCATTTCGAGAATACGCTCGGCGGAGCGGTGTCTCGCTTCAAGCCATTCAAGATCGAATTAAAAACGGATCAATTTCCGAGCGGGCCGTCGTGCGCACGGAAGGCAAAAGACCCAAGATAGATTCGGACATTGCCGATGCGGACTTCCAACGGAGACATGACCCCGATCAAAAAGCGAAAGGGGATATTGTTGCGGCAATGACAAGCGCAAAAAGCCCCGAAACCCCTGCAAAACCTATAGAAAACAAGGACGACAACCCCGAAAACTTGCCGGATAAGGCCCCCAAAATAGTGAAAAAACCTGAAATTCAGGGGGCGAAAGCCGCTCAAAAAGTACCCGACAAGGGTATTTTGCCGGACACGAAGCCGCCGGAAATACCTAAACCAAGGGTCGAAGAGCGTGAAATCAACGGGCAAAAGGTGGATGCGACTATCCTTCCGACCCTTCCCGAAGACAAATTTGACCGCTATCGAGACGCAAAGACATCGACCGAAGAGCTTCGCGCAAGGAAACTTGAGCTTGAAGTCGCCGAAGCCGAGGGGCGGTTGCTTGATGCCGAAGACGTGCGAGCAAAAATTGTGAAAGAGGTTTCGCAGGTGCGAGAGTCTCTTCTCAACATCGCGCCGAAGGTTGCGCCGCTCTTGGTGTCGATCACAAACGTCGTTGAAATGGAAAACAAACTCATTGATGAAATCAATTCGGCTCTTGAAGGGCTATCGAGGCTTGACCGTGTGTGAAGTTTGGAAAGGCATTCCCGGATATGAAGGGCAATATCAAGTTTCAAACACCGGATTTGTTCGGTCGTTGCCGCGAACGTTTGTGAACACGCGAGGCGAGCGCAGGTCTTTGCAGGGCAAAGTGCTCGACTATCGAAAAGCGCGACACGGCTATGCAATGGCTTCGCTCTATCGACAAATGAAATTCAAAAATTTTAAAGTGCATCGTCTTGTTGCCGCCGCTTTTTTGGAAAACCCGTTGGACAAACCGGAAGTGAATCACAAAAACTTAGATAAGACCGACAACCGAGTTGAAAACCTTGAATGGGTTTCGCCAAAAGAAAACATACAACACGCAATTAGAAACGGGCGACCGCCCGGACGGAAAAAGAAAAATGGCAAGCGTTGAACTCATCACACGTTGGGTTCGCGATTCTCTCAAGCCCGAACCAAGACTCACGGTTTCAGCTTGGGCGGACCAATATCGAGTCCTTTCAAAAAAATCATCGAGCGAGCCGGGCAAGTGGAACACGGACCGCACGCCATACCTGCGCGAAATCATGGACACTCTTTCGCCGAGTCATCCGGCCAAGAAAATTATTTTCAAAAAAGCTTCGCAGGTCGGGGGAACCGAGTGCGGAAACAATTGGATTGGTTTCGTCGTTGGATATTCACCCGGCCCCATGATGATTGTGCAACCGACGGTTGATATGGCAAGACGAAATTCTCGTTTGCGAATTGAACCTTTGCTTGAAGACTCACCGAATTTGAAATCGAAAATAAAAATTGCGACTTCAAAAGAAAACGTGAACACGGTTCAACAAAAAGATTTTGAAGGCGGAACGCTTGTCATGACGGGCGCAAACTCTGCGGCGGGACTTCGTTCGATGCCCGCAAAGTATTTGATGCTTGACGAAGTGGACGCATATCCCCGCGACGTTGACGGCGAGGGCGATCCGATTTCCTTAGTGCTTGCACGTTCAAGAACTTTCTCAAGACGAAAAGCGTTTTTGGTTTCAACACCAACGTTTGACGGATTTTCAAAGATCGACGACGAATTCAAAATGAGTGATCGCAGGTTTTTTCATGTTCCTTGTCCGCATTGCGGGAAAAAACAAAAGCTTGAGTTTAAAAACTTGCAATGGACCGACGGCGATCCGTCAACGGTCCTATACTATTGTGAAGGTTGCGGCGTTGGCATTGAAGAGCGGTTCAAAACAAAAATGTTGATTGACGGCGAGTGGATTGCAGAAAATCCAAACGCGGATTCGGTTGGATTTCATTTGAACTCACTCTATTCACCCCTCGGTTGGTATTCATGGCATGAAATTGCGACCGAGTATGAAGAGGCTAAGCGCGAGCAAGAGCAAGAAAAGAAAACGGCTAAGATGAAAACATTCATCAACACCGTTTTGGGTGAGACATACAAGGAACCGGGCGAAGCTCCGGAGTGGAAACGCATTTATCTAAGGCGCGAATCATACAAGATCGGCACCGTTCCGGACGGCGTTTTGTTTCTCACTTGTGGTGTGGACGTTCAAAAAGACCGCTTGGAGTGCGAAGTTGTTGGTTGGGGCAAGGGGAAAGAGTCATGGTCAATCACCTATGTTGTGTTCCGAGGGGACACCGCAGGGCAAGAGGTGTGGAAAGAGCTTGAGCATTTCATCACGGACCAAACTTTTGAACACGAATTCGGCCCTCAAATGTCGATCAAGCTCACTGCGATTGACTCCGGATATAACACACAACACGTTTACAACTTCGTTCGAAAGTTTCCGCCGACAAAAGTTGTTGCGGTGAAAGGTCACGACAATCTTTCGATGATTGTCGGCCTTCCGAAAGTTGTCGATGCGAAGTTCCAAGGTCGGGCGATCCGCCGGGCCGTCAAAGTTTGGGGGGTCGGGGTTTCACTTTTGAAATCCGAACTCTATGGTTGGTTGAAACTCGACCCCCCAATAGGCGAGGAAAAAACTCCGGCGGGCTTTTGCCATTTCCCGGAATACGACGAAGAGTATTTCAAGCAATTGACTGCGGAAAAAGTAGTCATCCGCCGGAATCGAAAAGGTTTTTCTCTCACCGAGTTCGTCAAAGAACGCGAAAGAAACGAAGCGTTAGATTGCCGAACTTATGCGCGAGCCGCCGCGTCAATGGTCGGGCTTGATCGGTTCCGAGCGCAAGACTTCGAAAGATTTCGTGTTCAAACTATTGCCAAACCCACCGATAATGTGAACAATGTCAACGAGGGGAACCAAAAACAGACTAAAGAGAAACCGCCACGCGCAAAACGCGAACGCGAAAGTTTTTGGTGAAGGGGTGAATTATGTCTTGCGAAAATAAAACTTATAAATCACCCTTTACTTTCGAAGCACTTGAAGCTCTTGAGAAAGCAATCGCCGAAGGCGTTCGTCGCGTGAAGTATTCCGACAAGGAAATCGAATATCGCGACCTCGACGATATGTTGAAAGCCCGCGATTTGATGCGTGCAAAACTCGGGATGAACAAGAATTGCGGGGAAAAAGGGTTGTTCGGCGGGAAAAGAATCATCGCCAAACACTCAAAAGGATTGGGCGATTGTTAATGGCATCACGTTGGACAACATGGCTTAGACCAAAAAAGAAAATTTCGACGCGAAAATATGAAGGCGCATCGAAGTCAAAACGTCTTTCACGTTGGCTCACACAATCAAGCTCTGCAAACACTGCAATTGGAACCGGAATCATCACTCTTCGCGACCGCGCAAGAGACCTTCGACGAAACAACCCCTATGCTGCAAAAGGAATTCAGACAATCACTTCAAACGTGATCGGTCACGGAATCCAAACACAATTTCGAAACACAAACGCCGAAGCCCTAGAAAAACTTTGGAAAGAGTGGGCGGAAACAAAGAACATCGACTTTGACGGGCGCAACAACATATATGGTTTGCAGCGAATGGTCATGGACGCAATCACCGAAAGCGGTGAAGTTCTTGTGAGAAAGCGGTTCAACGCCGCGATGAAATTTCCACTTCAATATCAAATTTTAGAATCTGATTTTTTAGACACACAAAAAAGTGAACAAAGAACTCAAGACGGAAACACAATCATTCAAGGAATTGAGTTCGACGAACAAGGGCGGCGGGTCGCATATCACCTCTATGAATCGCATCCGGGGGGATATGACCAACAATTTTTCTTTTCGACTCTGAAAACAAACAGAGTTCCCGCAAGCGAAGTCCTTCACATTTTCCGCGTTGACCGTCCCGGCCAAGCTCGCGGAGTCTCTTGGCTCGCGCCCGTTGTCGTGCGACTGAAAGACCTAGACGACTATGAAGACGCGCAGTTGATGCGACAAAAAATCGCTGCGTGCTTCACCGTTTTCGTTCGCGACATCAATGGTGACTTCACCGACCAAGACGAAGAGTGCGAAAGCGACTTGGGCGACCGGGTTGAACCTGCGATGATTGAGGAACTTCCACCGGGAAAAACGGTTGAGTTTGCAAACCCGCCGACGGTTCAAAACTATAACGAGTACACGTCCGTCGTGCTTCGCGGAATCGCCGCAGGGCTTGGCGTGACTTATGAATCGCTCACGGGCGATCTTTCAAACACAAATTTTTCAAGCGCGAGAATGGGTTGGATCGAATTCTCACGCAACATTCAAACTTGGCGCGAGCATATCATCTATGCTCACTTGCTTGACCCAATTGTCGAAGACTTCAAAAACACGGCGGCAATTTTGGGCGTGCGATCCGAGGGTTCGACTTATGTTCACGTTCCACCAAAACGCGAAATGATCGACCCGACCAAAGAAGTTCCGGCAACCGTCGAAGCAATTCGCGCCGGGCTCACAACATTAAGTGACGAAATCATGGCTCAAGGGAAAGACCCCGAAGAGCATCTTGAACAAATTCAAAAAGACATGGCCTTGCTCGACAAACTCGGGTTGAAACTCGAAAGTGATCCGAGAGTGAGCAAAGGTCCACAACAATCCGTTGTCGAAACGGATGACACGGATGAAGGGGGCGCGGATGAAACAAACCCGCAAAATTAGAGTCGAACCCGGAAACTTTCGAGCTTATTTCGAACCGAAATCTTTCAACAAAGAAAAGAGGACGGTCGATGTCGTTTGGACGACGGGCTCAAGAGTCAAAAGGTTTGATTGGTGGACGGGCGATTCATTCTATGAAGAGCTTTCGTTGAACCCAAAAGAAGTTCGACTTGATCGCCTAAACAACGGCGCACCATTGTTGAACAATCACAACTCTTATGATCTTCGCGACGTGATCGGCGTTGTCGAGCGTGCGGAAATCAAAGACGGAAAAGGAACCGCAACGGTTCGTTTCTCACAACGCGAAGAGGTCCAAGATATTATTTCGGACATCGAAGCGGGAATCATTAGAAATATAAGCGTTGGTTACAAGATTCACAAATTCGAAGAGCAAGAAGAACTTGTCGATAAGCTTCCGGTTTTCCGGGCCGTCGATTGGGAACCGCTTGAGCTTTCGTTTGTGGGAATCCCTGCGGATTCAGGTGCGCAAGCTCGCAGTGAGAAACCAATGCAATATGTTGAGGCAACCATAACAGAAAGAGAGGAAAACATGGGAAAGAAAAAGATTGAATCCAATGTTTCCACTCCGGCTCAAGCTGCAATTCGCGGCGAAGAGACGGTCACGGAAACAACGGAAGTGAATCCCGTTGACCCCTCTATCGAAGCTCAAGTCCCTGCGACCGAGCCTTCGAAAGAGGGACCGGAAGCAAGCGAGAGCGATGCACCCGCCGCCGCAAGCCCCGAGGAAAGAAAAGAAACCGTCGTGACGGCGACGGAAAAACCCGAAGACATTCGGGCGCAGGAAATCGAGCGACAAAAACAAATTCGAAGCGCGGTTCGGCTTGCAAAGCTTGACGAATCATTCGCGGACGAACTTGTGGGCAACGACAAGATGACCGTCGAAGGTGCTCGCGCTGAAATTTTCAAAAAACTTGAGGCCCAAACTTCGAGTGCAACAAAAAACCAAAGAGTAGAGGTGAAAGACATGGATCAAAAACAACTCAGAAAAGAAGCGGCGGTTCGAGCCATGCTCCACCGCTATGACAACAACAAATATGCGTTGAAAGACGATGAGCGCGAATTCCGCCAAGGATCATTGATCGACATGGCTCGACATTTCCTTGCGCTTGAAGGCGTTCGCGACGCATACACAATGGGTCGTGATGAGGTTGCAAAACGTTCATTGCACCATTCGTCGGACTTCGCCGAAGTTCTTGCGAACACTGCGAACAAGTCTTTGCGTGACGCCTATATGGGTGCGCCGAACACTTATGCGCCATTTGTTGCGCAAAAAAGCGTTTCGGATTTCAAACAAATTTCAAGTGTTCAACTTTCAAACGGCGGCAAGCTTGAGAAAGTAAACGAGCACGGCGAATACAAGCGCACAACCGTTGCCGAAAGTGCTGAAAAGTACAAAGTCGAAAAATACGGGATCATTGTTGGTCGCACTTATGAACTCATGGTGAACGACGACCTTGACGCTTTCACTCGCATCCCGGCGCAATTGGGAATCCGTGCGCGTGAGAAAGAAAACGAAATTTTTTGGGGTCTTATCCTTGCCAACGGTCTTATGGCCGAAACTGGACAAGCTCTTTTCTCTGCGGCTCATGACAACTTAACGAATCCCGGAACTGCGATTGCGGTTGCGTCGTTGGGTGTGATCCGAGCAAAAATGCGCGTGAAAAAAGACCTTGACGGCGAGCTTATGAGCTTGAACCCACAATGGTTGGTTGTTCCCGCGTCTCTTGAGACAATCGCGGAACAATTTATTTCGCAATCAATCCTTGCGGAAACTCCGGGCAACACAAATCCGTTCTACAACAAATTGAAAATTGTTGTTGAACCTCGTTTGGACGCAGCTTCGACAATTGCATGGTATGCAATGGCCGACAAAGCTCAACAAGCGATTGGGGAAATGGCGTTGCTTGACGGCAAGGGTCCTGAAATTTTCACTCGCGAAGGTTTCGACGTTGACGGCATGGAAGTCAAACTTCGTCACCATTTCGGAATGAAAATCATCGACTATCGCGGCGTTCACAAGAACTTGGGCGCGTAATTGTTGAGTGATTGAAGTGGGCGCGGAGCAATCCGCGCTCGAAACCAAAACGAAATTTTAAAATAGGAGAATTTAAAATGAAAAATTTTTTGCAACCCGGAAAAGTGATGACTGCAATTGCACCCGTTGGCGGTGTGATTTCCGGTCGCCCCTATCTAGTTGGCGGTCTTGTTGGGATCGCAACCGGAAGTGCGGCGGCGGGCGAACAATATGAACTTAGTCTTGAAGGTGTCGTGAAACTTGCAAAAGCAGGGGCAACGGTTATCGCTCAAGGCGCAAAAGTTGGTTGGGATGACACTGCGAAACTCGTCGTTGCGGCGGGCGCGGGTGACTACGACCTTGGACACGCTTTTGAAGCTGCGGGCAACGGCCCGACTTCGGTTGCCGTGAAACTTTTGGGTCATGTTGACCTAGTAGTCTAATAAGGTGAACCAATGACGGATTTTCGACAACACGTCAATCGGATTCTAAGTCACTCAACCGACAAGTTCGGTGAAGAGGTGACTTTCTATCCAAGATCGGGCGGGGTCTATAAGGTTCGAGCGATATTCGACAACGAATATCAAACGCTCGACCCGGACACCGAACAAGTGTTGTCGGTGAATCAACCTGCGCTTGGGGTGAACCTGAATGACATCAAGTTTCCCCTCAAGCAAGGCGACGAGGTTCAAGTGCGTGAAACCCGTTTTCGGGTTCAAGACAAACGAGAAGACGGACAAGGCGGAGCGACGTTGATGCTCCATAAGGTGACTTTGAATGAACGACTCAGTGACACTAAAGCTCGCTAAGCGACGAATGAAAGAATTCGTCAAAGCTGCGCTCATCGGAAAAACCGATGCGGGCGAGCGTGTTTTCATTGGGCGTTCCGTGCCGACTCAGACCGAGGACCTTCCGGTCCTTTTGATCTATTCGACGGGCGAGAATGTTTCTCGATTCAATGAAGCCCCAAAGAACTATCAACGGAACATGAATTTGTTGGTTGAGTGCATCGTTGCCGGAAACGACGACGATGACCTCGACATCAAAATGGAAACCTTGGCCGAAAAAGTCGAAACCATATTGGAAAACGACGAAACACTTGGGGGAATTGCAAACAAAATTGAGCTTTCAGGTTCGGACTATCAGTCGGAACCCGATGCACAAAGCCCAATTGGAAACCTTGCACTTCGTTTCAATGTTGAATTCTATACCGACGCAATTCGCGAAGGTGTTTGCCTTGATACTTTCAAAGGGGCCGATGTCGATTGGAAAATCGGGCATCACGCAGGTCCGTCCGACAATGTGGTGGACGCCGAAGACAAAATTGATGTCATAACTTAACGGGGGAAAAATGAATATCTTTGTGAAACCAAAAGAAGGTTTGAAAATCAAGAGGCCCGACACGGGTCGCTTGCTTGACCCCGCAGGTGAGGCCGTTCCAAAAAACACATTTTGGATGAGACGCCTTATCGACGGGGACGTTGTGGAAGTCGCGGGAAAAGTTGAGGCAAAAGCCGAAGCAAAGCCCGCTTATGCAAAAAACAAAAAAGACGGGGGTGACGAATGACAATTTCATTCAATCAAATTCCAGCGAATTTGAGAGTGCCGCTTTTCTATGCGGAGTTTGACAACTCTCGCGCAGTTCAAGGCGGGGCGACGCAAGAATATCGCACCCTCTTGATCGG